CCAATATCATTGAATGAAGGGCAACGGGACTTATTATATGAAATGAGAGTTAATCCTATCGCCACATTCACCGGAAATCCAAATCCAATGTGTTATGGTCAAAAAACTCGGGCAACTCTACCAAGCTCGTTAGATCGCGTTAATGTATCAAGATTGGTGGTTTATTTGCGTAGAGCATTGGCGAATTTAGGTAAACCGTATCTATTCCAGCCAAATGATCGTCATACTAGAAATCAATTGAAAAATGATATCGAAATGGTAATGATCGATCTGATATCAAAACGTGCAATAACGGATTATTTGGTAATAGCGGATGAGTCAAATAATACGCCATATACAATTGATAGAAATGAATTATGGGCAGATGTTGCAATAGTTCCGATGAAAGCAGTTGAATTTATCTATATCCCACTAAGATTGAAAAATACCGGTGAATTGACTGCAAAATAACCAATTATGATATAGATTAGATAGAAAGCGGCACTAGCCGCTTTCTTTTTATCACAGTAGTCAGACCACTAAGTGATAAATACAATAAATAAAGGAGAACTTTTATGGCTAGTAATATAGCTTCAACATTATCAAGATTTTCAGTCCCACCGTCTGATGCCAGTTCAACCAATACCGCGTTACTGATGCCCAAACTCAGCTATCGATTTCGTGTTATATTGGAGAATTTTGGTGCAGTGGGCACCGAAACATATGAATTAACAAAACAAGTCATGGATATTAAGAGACCAGTACCAAAGTTTGTGGATATCCCGGTCGATGTATATAACTCACAGATTCATTTGGCAGGAAAACCATCGTGGGAAGCAATTACTATGATGGTGAGAGATGATGTTAACGCAACCGTGCAAAAAATTGTTGGGTCACAAATACAGAAACAGTTCGATTTTTTCGAACAAGCTAGTGCCCGTGCAGGTAATGATTATAAATTCACACTAAAATGCCAGATTTTAGACGGTGGTAATGGAAGCACAGACATCGGAATTTTAGAACAATGGACACTGCTAGGGTGCTACATCGCAAGCGCTGATTATAGTAAATTGGATTATAAAGAAAGCTCTGCTGCAACTATTTCATTATCTATTTTATTTGATAATGCAGTTCAGTCTATCGGTGACAACGAAGAGTTGGTAGGGGTTGGTCAGTTAAATAATCGGACAAATGGTGAATATGCAACTGGTATTTCAGCTGGTTCTGCACCATAACATAACAGATACGATACTATGGCGACTATTCCGATTAACTTTACTGGTGAAAAAGGACTATTAAGTGATTATCAACATGCAGCAAGATTGTTTGTTGATGATAACATGCGCCTTGTCCCAAAAAACAAGTTCAGTTTTCATGTAGTGTTTGAATTTAATACTAAAATATTATCCCAATTCAACTCTATCGATCAAAATCGTGTAGTGATCAACAAGTTAGTAAAAAAGATTGATTTGCCGAAGTTTGAGATTACCACGACTACGGCAAATCAATATAATCGTAAAAAAATAATTCAAACCAAAATAGACTATAAACCAATAAATATAACATTCCATGATGATTCGGAAGGAGTTATTCGTTCACTGTGGGAGAATTATTTTGAATACTATTATGCAGATTACGTTGCCTCACAGGATAAGATCAAGAATTATTCGAGGGATGCTACATCTAAATTCCATGCTACCCAAACAATGACAAATAGCGCTGGTCAACAGATATCACGCGATTTCAAATACGGGTTGGATAATGGTAGCTCAATTCCATTTTTATCCGGAATTACTGTTTATCAACTAAGTAAGAAAAAATGGAACAGTTTTACATTAGTAAACCCACTTATCACATCATGGTCACACGATTCCATGGACTATGCAGGAGGTAGTAACCACGCCGAACATAATTTAACCGTTCAATATGAAGCAGTATCATATAACATGGGTGAACTATCAGAAGATAATCCACCAGGATTTTCAACCGAATATTATGATCAAGTCCCGAGTTCACTATCATTAGAACCGAACTCCCCCCCGTCTGGGGTATTATATAATGCAGTTAGTCGAGCAATCAATTCATGAAAACAATATCTAGCTCAGAATCAAAAATCATACTTGATAAATTTTATCAAAACGAAATAACTTTCCCCGCAGATCAACTAGACGCTATCCAAGGGTTTTTCTTAAAACGTGGCTTTACGATGGAGTCGTCTAGAAGTTTAGCAATTGTTTTTTCAAATCAAGCATTGATAGATAATATGGATGTTTATAAATTATTGGAAATGCTAGATCAAGTTACAGATGCACAATTATCCAAAATTGTACTGGATGTGGTAAATGCATATAGTGACCAAACATCAGTGATTGGGTACACCATTCCAAAAACTGACGACACCTATGATAGTAGAAACGTATTAGTATAATGGGAACAAAATATGCCAGTGGCCAGTACCATCCAAAAAATCCTGACAAATATGTAGGGAATCATACACCAAAATATAGATCATCATGGGAACTTAACTTTATGATGATGTGCGATACCAACCCATCGATTTTAAAATGGGCAAGCGAATCCATTAGAGTTCCATATGTCGACCCATTTACTGGCAAACATACTACCTATGTCCCAGATTTCTTCATGCAGTATGTGGATAAAAAAAATATAATTCATTCCGAAATAGTCGAGATCAAACCAGCAAAGCATGCCATATTAGAAAGTGTAGGCAAGAATAAACTTAATAAATATAACTACATAAAAAACCAAGCTAAATGGGCAGCATGTCAAGCATTCTGCAAAGCCAATGGTCTCACATTTAGAATACTAACTGAAAATGAATTATTCCATACTGGTAAAAAATAATTATGAGAAAAATAGAAGAAATATTAGGATTACCCGAATCACAAACAATCGTGGAAGATAAAACAACAGAATTAAAAACGATCGCCGATGAAAATGAACAAAGGGCGAAACGTGAAGCAAATAATCCCCTACAAAAAACATTAAGAGATTATGAAAAAATTGCAGATGCTCTCCCTAAAGTTAAAGGATTGGGTGATGCCAGCGACCTAGAATTTGACGAACTTGCTAGAAGAGCAACTGAAGCATACGACGATTTAATGGATCTTGGTATGAATGTAGAAGCAAGATATGCCAGTAAAATATTCGAAGTAGCATCGTCAATGCTTAAAAATGCCATTGATGCAAAAACTGCAAAAATAGAAAAGAAATTAAGAATGGTAGATTTGCAACTTAAAAAATATAGAATGGATAAAGGTAGTAAACAAGATGGTGACATGATGGACGTATCTGGTCCTAATGTTATCGTCTCTGATAGAAATAGTTTACTTGAAAAAATTAAAAAATTAAACCAGGAGCCATAATGAACTCATTTAAAACATACTTGACTGAAGTCGAAGAGAAAAACAAATACAAATTTCTAATCAAATTGGCAGGGGATCTTCCCCTTTATTGTGATGAAAGATTGAAGAATATTCTGGAAAAATACAAAGTTTCGAGTTTTAAAAAAGTTGAAGCAGCACCTGTACAAGCATCACCTTTGGATTTCCCAGAATTAGAAAATGTTAGAATAACTGCATATAACATCGAATTATGTTATCCAGTAACGCCACTAGAATTGCAAGCATTGATTGCAGAGCATACAAAAATTCATATGGCAAATGTTAAAGTTCATACCGATCATGATGAAGAATTACTGAAAGTAACAGCACCATGCGACAAAACCAAGGAAGGTCAGCAACTAGTGGGCGATGCTCATGTTAGTGATTTCCTAAAAGAATTACAAAAAACTAGAGCAGATCATCAACCAGTACAATACACTGGAGTCAACGATCAAATATTGGCAACAAAGTGCCCAACTGGAGATTAATATGAAGAAATTATTGGAACAATTAGCTAACTTAGAAAAAAGGTCATTAAAAGAATCCGTTGACCCATCCGATTTACATGATTTAGTCAGTAAATATGAAAGCGGTGAGATTAATTATAACGAATTGAAACAGGCTATTGATGGATTAGAATCAGATGATTATGATTTTGATTCACTTGATAGCGATGATACTGATTATATTGATCAGAATTCTCAAGAAGATGGCGAAGATGAATATATCTATGGCCATGATGACGATTATTCCCATAATGAATATCGTGAATCAGTATCAACAAAATGTGGATCATGCCCGTCATTAACAGAAGATTGCGATATGACAGAATGTGGCGGCGATTCTGCCCCCATGTCAATGCCATCACACCCTAAACAAGATGATTCGGTCAGCATGACTGTTAATATGTCCGGTTCAGGATCAGGCGGAATTAAAGATATTCTTAACATCCTGCGGAATATTGAATCAGGTTCAGATGATAAACCTTCCGGACGTTCTGGATCAGATGATCGAGCAAGAGATACCGATGTCGGGATGATCTTGGCAACACAATCTGAGCCAGAATTTGAAACTCTCAAGAATGCACCGCGTGAAAGATATTCAACTATAAAAGATATTACACGAGGCGGTACTGATTTGCATCATGAAAAGGGTGGCAGTCTTGCTGCCGCTGGTGGAGACAATCCAATGGCTGTAAAAGCAAGATTAGAATCTCTCTACAAATTTGTAAAGTCTAAATAATACCAATAAGGTGGCGGAACATTCCGCCACCATTTGAGGACATTATGGCAGCAGAGAATTCATTAGTAAAATCACCACATAAACAACAAGTATTCACCGCGCACCAAATTGAAGAATTTGGGAAATGTGCCGACCCTGATACCGGTTACCTATACTTCCTGAAAAATTATTATTATATTCAACACCCCATCAAAGGCAGACTGTTATTTCAGCCATTTGACTATCAAATTGGGTTATTAGAAGGATATCATAATCATTTACTTAGCGTGAACTTAATGCCCAGACAATCGGGCAAGACCACATCGGCTGCTGGATATATACTATGGTTTGCGATGTTCAGGTCAGATCAATCTATCTTAATTGCAGCTCATAAATTTACCGGCTCACAAGAAATCATGCAACGTATTCGTTATGGTTATGAGTCATGCCCGGATTTTATTAGAGCAGGAGTGGTATCGTATAATAAAGGCTCGATTGATTTTGATAATGGTTCTAGGATTATTTCAACCACTACTACCGAAACCACCGGGCGGGGATTATCAATATCATTATTATACGCAGATGAGTTGGCGTATGTTATGCCAACCATAGCTGATGCAATGTGGGCATCTATATCCCCCACACTATCTACCGGTGGTAAAGCTATTATTACGTCCACCCCGAATACGGATGAGGATTTATTTGCCAACATATGGAAAGATGCATGTAATAATACTGACGAGTATGGTAATCAAACTGTGCTCGGGAAAAATGGTTTTTATGCATACCGAGCATATTGGGATCAACACCCGGATCGTGATGAAGCATGGGCTAATAGAGAACGTGCAAAAATGGGTGATGAAAAATTTCGTCGTGAATTTAATTGTGAATTCGTCACCGCAGAAGAAACATTAATCAGCCCAATATTGTTATCACAAATGGAAGGGATTGTCCCATTACGCACCATGGGGCAATCTAGGTGGTATAAGGAGCTCGATAAAGAAAAGATATACGTAGTTGCACTGGATCCATCCTTGGGCACTGGTGGCGATCCTGCTGCCATTCAGGTGGTAGAATTACCAACATTTGAACAAGTAGCAGAATGGCAGCATAATTTGACCCCAATTCAAGGGCAGATAAAGATTTTGAGGGAAATTTTAAACTATATCAGGGATAATATTGGTGCTGAAAATAATAACAATATATATTGGAGCATAGAGAATAATAGCATCGGCGAGGCTGGGTTAGTGTGTATTAATGATATTGGTGAAGAGAATTTTCCTGGATTGTTTTTAAGTGAACCAGCAAAAAAAGGAATGGTGAAAAAGACCAGAAAAGGGTTTAATACAACTCATCGCACCAAGATCAATGCTGCCGCACGGTTAAAATATCTGATAGAATCAAGAAAGATGAAATTATATTCTAAATCATTGATTTCGGAGCTTAAAAATTATATTGCTACTGGGGTTAGTTTCAAAGGGAAAGGCAATGAAACAGATGATTTAGTATCAGCAATGTTATTGATCGTAAGAATAAGCCACTTATTGTCGGACTGGGATCAGCGAGTGTTTGATTCCATAAGTACAAAAAATGAATTGATGGGCGAGGAATTTGAATATCCCATGCCAATATATATTTCCAGCTATGTAGGATAAATACTAATATGTTAAAAAATATAGATAAAATAGCAAATGAATTATTCAACAAAATTCGATCACAAATATCGAATTTAAAGTTGGGGGACGAGAGCTCGAAAAGTGTCGATGTCCCCGAAGAAGCTCGATTTTTTGAATTTGAGTATAAACCGCGGGGGGTATCATTAGGGTCAGTGACGATTTCAGTAGATGATTCTGATGGATTGGTCGTGGTGTATTCTAATGATTTATTGCGTGGCCAACCATATAGTGTGCGGAATACGTGGTTTAAATTCATTAAAGGGTTGCGAAAATTCTCGAAAAAGAGATTTTTAAATTTTGAAGTTAGAGATATAATGAAATCATTGGATAAGAAGGACTATGGTTTCTTGGCAAACAATAAAGGAGATGATAGAATGTCCGAAAGTAAATTATATGGGACTTCAAAAACAAGTTATCAAACGGTTGGCGAAGCTAGGATAGTAGTCCGACATCATACGCCCATTAACCCAGACATGCCTAAAAGTAGATCTCAGCATATTGAGGGAATTTACATTGAAAATGTTCAAGGGGAACGATTTAAATATCCTGTTAAGCATTTAAACGGCGCTAGAGCAATGGCACGACATGTTGCTAATGGTGGAAATTTATATGATGATGTTGGATCATATCTTACTGGATTAAGTGAGGAATTATCTAAACTGAAGATGTTTAAAGGGTATGTAGATCGCAACCCGGTTATTTCAGAATCGATGGATGATATTCACAACAAGGTCTCTGAAAGAATCAATGGGATTAAAAAACAATTCAACCAGTTGCAATCACAGAATAATTATGCACAATTTGTAGAAAGTTTTGAAAGATCGGAACATGCTGAAATTCCAGAAGACGTGATGAATGATTGGGTTGACCGATTGACCATTAGATCATTCAACGAAGAATTAAAAAATGTATTCCCGTACATCTATAAATTAGTTGAAAATCCAGTGAAAATATTAACCCCATTGGATTTTGAGCAAGAAGAATCTGACATTGTCGAGAATACTTCTGTCGACGTTATTCAAAATGAACTGATGGAATATGAACGATATTTAGATAGTTTGGTCGAAGATGCTAATATATTTAACACCAATGATGAATCATTAATTGATCAATTAAATGCTTTGATGGCTGAACCATTCCCGGTTGGTGCGGATGGTGGTAATGCTACTGAAAGTTTGACGGGTATTATTTCTGACAAAAAATTGTTCGATGTGTTTAAAGAATTGGCAGATATTAGTCCAGATTCTGATGTACGTGCTATAATTTATGATTACATCAAGATTCAGGATGAAGAAAATGGTACTGACGTTTTATCAAAAATACAGTATAATAATGAAGAAGCGCCAGAACAACCAGCAGAACAACCAGCAGAACAACCAGCAGAACAACCCGTAGAACAACCTACAGAACAGCCTGTGCAGCAAACCCCTATTGCCGATTCTATTAATCGTGCAATACGAGCAGGGGCAAAATTAGAAGACCGCATTAATGAGACCACTACTATCAAAGATGCGATCTTGAAAGCAGGTTACAAGGTAGAAGATTTCTTCAAAAATAGAAATAATGAAGAAGATGAACAGATTGTAGAATATGTGAAATCAATGTATGATAGACATACTGGCACTTTCCCAAAAGGGGAAACCGGAGTTTTGTTATCAGTTGAGAAGCAGTATGGAAAACCTGCTGCTAAAATCGCAGTTGAAGCTATCAAACATCTGCGAACTGTATTCGAAACAAATCGGATGCAAAAACTTGCTGGAATCGTAAAATAATTCTTGCATTGTCGTAAAATTGATGTATAATAGCACTGTTGTTAGC